AACAGGCATGATTTGTAGTTACACGGAGTCGCAAGCCTACCGCGACGGCTACCAGAAAGCCCTCTTGGACGTGAAGAACTGGTTCGAGCGGCACTCGAGCTCTTTGAAGTGGTGCAGAATGTACAACCGGAAGGGCGTCGAAATGCTCCTGAACGCTATCTGCAAGGGTGCCGACACGTTCATGGAATTCGGCGACGACACGGCAGTATATTTCGAGTATGACAAGGACAAGAAGAAGATAACGAAAGTGTATGTCGGCAAGGGGTGCGAGGCTGACAGATTCAAAAAAGAACTGGCGCCGAATCAAGAACACCAGTAGTATGAAAACATGAAGGAGGGTAAAAAATGAAAAAGATTGTTTTCTGTTTCGCGCTTTCGTGCGCCTTGTCGGTCCTGATGTCGTGCGTGTCGGAGGACGGGTTCTATTACGGCCCGTACCTCACAGACCGCTATGGTAATCCGCTTTCGTTCAGCGAACCGGAAGATTTAGCGGGAAATAATGAATAGTTTCCTCGGCTTCAGATGAGGGAAGCGGTTCTTCTCCCATGTTTTTCAAAAGCGGAACCTTTCGGATTGTCCGAAGGATTCCGCTTTTTACTTTGTCGTTGAAATCAATCCCGACCCTCGCTTGGATTCCGGGCATGACAGTGCGTTTTTCCTCCGCCTCGTCGCGGATGTTGATTACTTCCCCGTCTGGAAGGATTCTGCGTGAAATCTCGTTGCGCTCCGAGAGCTTCTCCCTCATCTCTTTTTCTTTTTCGTTCAAGAACGCTTTTCTATTCCGCTTCAAAAAGGGCATGGTTTTCTCCATTAGTTTTAAGTGTCAACTTTTCCGCAAGTTGACACTTTTTTTGTTTTTTTGCGTCCGCTACTACGACTTCGCCGGAATCTGCGTCATCGGCTGAGCGGCGGGGTTCGTCGCCATGCTCTGCGAGATGAGCTGGTTCACCTGCGACTGCATTGAGGCGCGGTTCCGGGCGTCCTTCCTCGAATCCTCGGCCGTCTCCGCCTTGTCCGCTCCGCCTTTCACGGTGAACGGAGAGCGTCTGCGGTTCTTCAGGAATCCGCTTCCGGCGATTCTCTTGAAGTCCTTCATGCGTTCGTCGCTGTCGAGCTTGTTTCCGCCACCTTCTGCTCCAGTCTCCGAAGATGTGGAGTTTTCCGCCTTGGCTTCCGGCTCCTTCTTGGAAGAGCCGATTTCGTGCTTGGCGTAGTCGGCCGCCTTCTTCCGAAGCTCCGCCGCGAGCCTGTCGTAGTCGTCCGCCGCCTTGTTGAATTTGTCCTTGAGCTTGTCGACATCCGTCTGCGTCACGCTGTCCATGTTCCTCGCGTCCTTGAGAGCCTGTCCGAGAGCCGAGATTCCGAGGAGGTCCACGCTCTTTCCGTCCGAGCTGGTGTAGCTCGCGTTTGTCGAGTCGCTTGAGTTCCCCGTCACGCCTCCGCCAAGGTTCAGCACTCCCACGTTCACGCCAAGCTCTCCGTTTCCGTTCACGCTTCCGGTGTGCGAGCTTCCCGAAGCCTCCGAAGATGAAGAGCTGGAGCTTTGAAGCCCCTTCGCAAGCCCCACCTTGAGGGAGACCGCGCCCATGATATCCTTGTACGTGTCTATGCCGAGCTTGTTCGCCTGCTTCCTCAGCTCAAGGGCCTTCTCGGTGTACATCTGAGCCTGCTCAAGGTAGCCGTTCGTGAGCTGCTTGAGTCTCTCCGGATCCTGGAACGTTCCGAGGTGGTTCTGGATTCCCTGCTCCATGTACTTCTTCGTCGCCTCCTGCCATTCCGTGTTGTCCGCATGGTACTGCTGGCGGTTGAATCCAGCCTGAGCCCCTCCGAAGATTCCGCTTCCGATGTGCGCCAAAGCCGAGCCGAGAAGCCCCGCGCGCTGGGCGAACGTGAGCGGATTGTCTCCGCCTTTCTCCACGCTCTTTCCGAAAATGGCATGGAAAAGAGAAGGGTGGGTGTCCGCCCACTCCTGAAGGAATGCGTTCGCCTGGACCTTGCCGTTTCCGCTCAAAGAATCCTTTCCGGCTTCCTCATTCTTCTCTTCCGTTTTCTCCGAGCTCTTGCCCTCCGCCGTCGTGTCGAAGTCGATTCCGCTTCCCTCGTCGTCTGCCGTGATGTCCCTCTTCGCCTCTTTTCCTGTCGGCGCGTTCTCCGGGTGCGGAACGCTCGTCCCCGCCACCCTCTTTGCGTTCTCGATCTGCGTGTTCAAGTCCTCCCTTGAGTGTACTTCGCCGTCGCTCTCAAGGGTGTTGGTCACCCGGTCGAACTCCCTCACGGCTTCCCTGTTCCTCGCCGCAGCTTCCCTAGCCGCCGCCACGTTCCGCTCTGTCGTCGCCGCGTCCACGCCCGAAAGCTCGCTCAGCGTCCTCGTTCCGTCGCCCCTCAGGTCGAACGTGTTCGACACTGTGCCCTCGACCGCGTTCCGAAGTGCCGTCCCCGAAGTCTCCGGCAGCGTTCCGCCCGATTCAGCGATTTCCCTCTTGTACGCGTTGAGGGCGTCGATGGCGGCATTTGTCCCCGTAGTGTCGCGTCTCACCCTTGCGGCATGCACCGCCTGTTCCAGTTCCTTGAGCCTGTTCTCCTGCTCCCTTGTCATCCTCTCGCCTCCATTTCCTCGATTTTCTTCTCAAGCTCCAAAATGCGTCTCGACATCTCGCCCAACACGGCCGTGTTCGCGGCTGTCAGGTGCCGGGTGTCCAGAACCTTGTTCCCGTCTCCGTCCTCCGTAACGCAGCCTTCGGTGACGGGGTTCGCCGCAAGCTCCTGCGCCGACACTCCGATGTGCTCCGCCGCGTCAACGCCGTTGCTTCCCGAATGTTCCGCCTGCACTTCCGGCTTGTAGGTGAAGTCGAGCGCGCTCAGCTTCGCCATGTCCTCCAGAAGGCGGTTGTCGGGATTTCCTCCGGCTCCAGCCTCCACGGTGAAATTCTTCGCGTCCTCGTCGCTCATCATCATCGCCACTGTCCCCGCCGTCTGAATAGCTCCCTGCGCCGCGCCCATCGCCGACGAGTATGCGTTCGACTTCGCTCCATATTTCTGGTCGTCCTTGTGCTGCTCTCCGTTCAAGAGGTTCTGCTGGGCGGAGAGTCTCGCGGAGTTCATTCCCGCCGCCCTCTGGTAGCTCTGGTCGAAGTTGTTGTTGAACGCGTTCGCGGCTGCGTTCGCCCCCTTCATGGCCGCCTTCGCCCTCGAATATCCCGCGTTCAAAGCCTGGTTCGTGGCGGCAGCCCCCGCCGCCTCCGAGGCGCTCTTCGCCGACAGGCTCGCGTTCTCTGTCGCCTTCTGCAGTCCGTTCAGCCCTGTGTACTTGTTCGCCAGCTCCTCGTATCTCGTTGCCGCGTTGTCGTAGTTGCTCGACGTGTATCTTGGCGCGCTCATCTCTCTTTTTCCCCCTTTATGGTTTTTCCGTTTTCTTCAACTTAGTTCTACATGCGCACTTTCGGCTGCGCCAACGCTCCCGTCTCACACCCGATTTTCATCGACGCGACCTCGAAGTCGGAGACGACCTTGAGCTTGAAGCCCCTGCACTCCTGAATGTCGGGCTGGTACCTCACGCGCGCCACGCCCGCCTTGTTGAAGTCGCTCTTCCCTACGCTGATTGTCTTTTTCGCGCCCTCCTTCACGGTTCCGTTCACCAGAGCGACCGTCTGCACGGTGATTTTGCCCTCGCTCTTTCCGTTGTAGTTCGTCAGCTCGAAGTAGACCGCGTCGTTCACCATGTTCGACTCTCCCGAAGCGTCTCCGTAGAACTGCGTCTCGAACTCGATTGGGACGCTTTCGTAGCCGTCCTGACTTATCAGTGAATAGTTCGTTCCGTTCACGTTCACGGCGGCGTTGTTCTTGTCGACCGTCATTGTGCCGGAAGGGATTTCCTTGTCGGTCGGCACGAGGCAGAACTGCGAATCGTAGAGGACTCCGAATCCGGTCTTGAAATTCACGACCACGAAATCGAGGCTAGGAATGTTGAGCGTGTCCCCGACCTTAGTCTCCTTGTCCAGTTCGCTCACGCTCGCGAGCTGGAGAGTGAGCCGCTCGATTGGATAGAGCCTATTCATCGTGTTGTCTCCGGTGAACGTGTACACGCTTTTGTCCATGAGGCAGTAGAAATAGGCGCAGCGCGAGGAGTAGCCGAGATACACGAATGTGGACGTGTCGCACACGAACTGGTCGTTCGAGTCGATTATCTGCGAGGTCTTCGGATAGTACGAGAACAGCTGTCCGTTGATGGCGAACTGGATGTATGTCGTCGCCGAATATCCGGTCTCGCTCATCTGGTACAGCGGAACGAACGTGTTTCCCAACATCGGCTGCTTCAGGCACATGTAGGCGAAATCCCCGACCTTCACGAGGACGGAGCCGTTGAAGCTGGTGAACGAGAAGCCGAGCACCGGGATGTTCTCCTGGTTCTCGTCCGTCCCCGGCTCCGAAAAAATCATCCCCTCGTCCTTCGCCACGGTGAAGCCCCTTGTCGAGAGCGTCCCCTGCTTTTCGAGGGCACCTCCCTTCTCCTCCACAGACGACGTTATGGCGGACTCGAAGAACACGTCGTATTCCACGCCCTCCGGGCAGGTGTACGAGTCGTCGATGTAGAAGACGTTCATCTTTGTCGGGTCGGAGAAAAGCTGCTCCTCTCCGTTCACGGTCTCCGTCCTCGTGGCGAGCCGCTGCGTGATTGAGCTGAACTGCGTGGACACAGAAAGAATCTTCTTCCTCGTCTGCCAGTTCTGGTTCAGCCTTGAGTTCAACATCCTCCAGTTCTCCGAATACTCGGTCACGTACCACTGCGCCCTGTTGTTCCAGTCGTCGGACGAGCAGAAAACCGTGTCGAAAATCAGATGGTACGCGTTGTTGTATGTGGTCGTGTTGAACACCACGCAGTCGTCGTCAAGCACCGAGAACTGCGGGCGGTCGCACTTCTCCATGAAAAGGCGGTAGTTCACGCCGTCCTTCTCGTAGTAGATCGAGTCCTCCGTGTACCCCAGAATCTCCTCCTCGTCGAGTTGGAGGATTTTCTTGTAGCCGTGCCCTATCGAATATTCCTGGTTCTTCACGTAATTGATTGCGAATGTCCCGAACTTCTTTGAGTAGTTTTCGGGGTGGAGCGTACGCAGGGATTGGACGCTGTTTGTCCGCATTACGTCAGAAACCCAAGTTCCGGTGCCTGTCTTTCCTGATTCTGAAAACTTATAACGGTTGAAATTTTCACTTTTAACAGATGTATAGGTAGAGGTGACATCTGTGTCTGCCTCCTCTAAAAAAATGCGAGAATTTCCCCCACCTGTGAATATACCCATAGGATTTGAAAGTTCAAGGCCGTAATATTCCTTTCCTATGTTAGAAATTCCCAGTTGTTTGATATAAAAAGAGCGTCCGATTCCATTTTCACCTATGACAAAAATAGCGTCGTCTGCATTGGAAGCGAAATCCTTGGAAGTGTCTGGAGTATATGTGTTGAAAATGTCTAGAAAATTCACTGATTGTTTCAGCTTGTATGTTTTCGCTATCGAACACAGCTCTCCGTCGCTCGTGGAAACATCACCGGGATTCCTGGAATACTCCGTTATGTAATACCCAGGCTCAAGCTCTGTACCATAGTAATAATCTTTTTTGTTATAAATAAGATGATAAGGAGGAACTGTTTTATAAACATGGCAGAAAAAGACATATCTTGATGCAGAATCCCATTTTCCAATTCGTTGGAAGCATGACCACGAATCATTCCAGACGAAGAGCCTGCTCACATAAGAGCTTCCGTTCGGACTTGTTATGAGATAAGCGTCTTTTCCGTCCATGGTGCACCCGAAAACGAAACTTCCCTCGAAATCCTTGTTGGACATTGTCCTCATGCCGTCTCTGAATTCCGTCCATTCGTAGTCCAAGGAGTCCCCTGAAAGCTTGTAAGGGTTCGTGCACGAAGTCAGCGCGGGGAGGCTCTCGCACTTCTCCACGGAATAGCGCGTCCTCGAAATCTCCATGACCTCCTTTCCGTCTTTCATTATCGAGAAGCTGTCGTCGTTCGTCCTGTAGGAGAGTCCGCCAGTCAAATATCCGTCGTCCGCCTTTCTCCTCCACCAAGGGCAGAGCCTGCCGTTCATGAAGAATGAGTTCTTCGCCTTGAATCCTTCGTAATTGGCGACTCCCTGCTGGTTAGTCAAATCGCACACCGCCTCAAGCGGTATGTTCCTCGGCATTGTGTTCTTAGCCATTCACTTTCTCCTTCAGCGCCGCAACTGTCGATTCAAGCGCGGCTATCTTCGTCTCAAGGGCGGACACCCTCGACTTGAGCGCGATCACCGCGCTGTTCGAGCTGTCCGCCGTCTTCTGCACCGACACGAGGGCGGCGTTCACCGCCTGCACCGTAAGCTCCGTCACCACCATGAGCGTCCTCCGTTTCCGTACACGTTCTTTATCACCGCGTTCGTGTTCGCGTCCCTCGAAACGGACTCGTAGAACTGCGCCCACGCCTCCGCCTCCTTCGCCTCCAGCGCCGAAGCGTCGCCGTTCTGCTTGAGCTTGAACGACACCGCGAGCGAGTTCGCCAGGAGCGTGTAATAGATGTTGTTGGGGTAGTCCAGAACCGTGTCGGCTCCATAGCCCATTCGGTAGTAGCTTTCTCCGAGGCTTCCGATGAAGTCCATGTCGTCCACGAACGCGCAGAATTTCACGAGTCCGAGCGGGAACCGCTCCACGCCGTCGGGCGAAACCTTCGTGATGTAAGGACATGAAGGATGAGAGATGAAAAGCCCGTCCTCGCGGCAGAAAAGGGCATATGATGTAGTGAGCGTGATTCCTGTTTCCTTTCCGTCCTGGAAAAGAACCCTGAGGTCCCTTGTAATCGGGTAGCCCTTGCCGCCGGCTCCGTCCGTCATGTACAAAAGCCAGTCGGAGCTTGCGCCGGTGATGTCGTCGTGAGTGACCGTGTTTCCGGAAACGACGAACGGCTTGTCGTTTCTCGTTTCTATACTTTGAGTATAATTGTCGCCATTTGCATCTGCAAGAATCGAGTAGTCGCAAAAATATCCGTCTGTGTCGACACGGCCATTTTTGAAGTTCAAGTATTTTTCTGGGTTTTTAATGTTGCAGAGCGTGTTCCCGTCGAAGTCTTTCACTTTGGACTCGTCCATGTCGACATAGAATCCCTCGTCGAGCAGCACCCTCGGCGGTGAGGGAATGTCGAACGGCCGCCGCTTCCCGGAATTGTAGAACAGCGTCGGCGGACAGGGGTGGTACTCCATCACACACTGCCGGCCGGAATAGTCGCGGCTCAGGTGCAGCCGTCCGTTGCGGATTTCGTATCCGCTCGTCTGCGTGTTGTTGCGCTTGAGCACCTGGATTCTTCCAGGAACGACGAAAAGCCCGGAGAGCTGGAAGAAGTCCGCCGGCAGCTCCATGCCGTCGAACGCCTCCGCGCTCTTGAGCCACGTCCTGTCGTCCGCGTCTATCGTCTTCTGGTAGACCCTCGCCCACGCCTCGTTCAAGAGGTCGCGCTTCTCCCTGTCCGAGATGAATTCCGAATCCTCCAAGTCCGCGAGCTGTTCCGCCCGCCTGATTATGTCCTTCGCAGAATATTTGAGCATGAAAAAAGCCTCCTTCGGAACTTAGTTCGTCCGAAAGAGGCTCCTCTTTCTCGCAGCTTCCTTATTTTTTGAACGCCCTCACGGCCTCAAGCACAAGCTCGGAAATCCCCATTCCAAGCTCCTCCGCCTTCGCCCTCACTTCGTCCCGCTCCTCCGGCTGGCAGCTCACGGCGAACGAGATTCTGTGCGTTCCGGCTTTTCCGGGTCCCCGCTCCCTTGAGCGCGGCTTCCTCGGCTTCTTCTCTTCGTTCTCGTCCATGCTATGCCCCCATCAAAGATATGATTTTCGGAATGATTCGTATTAGCAAATCAATGATTGCCAAGAAAAGCATGGCAAAGAAGATTTTCTGAATGCTCGACATGTTGACACCTCCATAAAAAATACAGTAACGTCAAACAGAAAGCGGTTGTCCAGACCGCCTTCTGTTTTTTTTGTTCAAGGTTCAGCGTTCTACAAGATGAACATCAGAGCCTTGTCGATGAGCCACAAAGCAACCATGATGCAAATGCCGACCAAAGCTATTTTGTCACTGGTTGTGAGTGGCTTTTTATTTTTCCGTTTCTTTTTCACATTCATCACCTCCTTATCAACGAAATGTCGTTTGATGTTTTTATTATGCAACATTATTTTCTTTTTGTCAACTCAATTTGATAAAAATATCTAAAAATGTCTAAAAAAAAAGGGAGCGTGGAAAAGCCGCTCCCCCTTTGAGAGAAAAAATTTTTTTACCTAAACGCAACCGCTATGTAGTTGATAAAGCTCTTCTCGCCCTCGGCTGATGTTTCTATATCGACTTTAAAACCAGTGCTCTTTTTTTCACAAACCTTGACAGATACTACCTGACTTGGATCAGGGGAAGCTTCTCCAAAATCCAAAATATAGTTGTTGGTTGGCATTTCCTTTGCAAAATTTACAGTTTTTATTGCACGGCAGTTTTTGTCACCAGAAACAGCAAATGAGCCCTGTTTGACAAAGGGGAAAGAAATTTTTTCGCCAAAATACTCAAAGCCTCCTAAAAATTCAGTTCCCCCGTAGGAGGTGACTTTAATTCCCAGCACCTCGGCGATTTTCCCCTGGACGTACTCCCAGAGCTTGGACGCTGCGAACCTCAGAAGCCCCTTCGGGTTCTCCACGCTCTTTCCTGAAAGGATTCCAGTGTCGTCAGAGACGGCGGAATCCGCGTCCGACACCGTTATCGTGTCGTTCTTGTCGGACGCGTCGGAAGAGACCGCGACCTCCACGTTTCCGTTCTCGTCCGGCTCAGTTCCGTTCACGCTGCGCACGGCCTTCGTTCCAAGGGCTGCCACGTCATTCTTCACGGTCTCGACCTCGGATGTCACGGCTTCGATGTCGCCCTGGGCTTTCGTGATGTCGCTCTGGGCTTTCGTGATGTTCGCTTGAGCTTCCGTGATGTTCGCTTGAGCTTCCGTGATGTTCGACTTCATCGCCGTGATGTTGGTTTTCGCTGTCGTGATGTCCGACTTCATCGCCGTGATGTCGCTCTTCGCCGTCGTCACGCTCGACTCGACCGCGCCGATTCTCTCGCCCAGTGCGGCGGCCTTCTCGTCGGCTCCGCTCGTCGCCTCGGAAAGCGCCTCCTTTGTGGCGAGCTCCACGGACTTTGCGTAGACGGCAAGCGGCGTGCGGCGGTCTATCAATGAAATGGAAGAAGGCAGTGTGACAGTCGAGGACATTATGTATTTTGCGCCTTCGCTTCTCATGGTTCGCCAGCCGGTGTTGTGTTCGCTCCCGTCCTCCGCTAGTCCATAACCCCATGAGAAAGAGAGCAGATCCCCCAGCTGGAAAATCCACAGAATCATGTCTTGTTTTTTGTTCTTCATATACGAAGTGATGACTATATTCAAGTGCTCATCTATCACATAATAAGAACTTCCAAAATCATATTTTCCAAAATGGATGGCGGGGACAGACTCCCCGTTGACGACAACATCCTTGTTGTCGAAAAAATATATTTTCACTAAGTCTCTGTCGGGGGCTATTTTCTTCCCCTTGTCAGTCTCAAGCCCCCTCAAGAACTCCAGAAACTCATCGGGCGCGCTGAACGAGTGCCCGCCCTCTCCAGACAGCCAGTCGGCGATTGCCGCCATTATGCTTTCCACGCTTGAGCAGTCTACGGAAACGCTCTGCTCTTCCTTTTCCGGCACGAGGTACACCTTTTTCTCCGTCTCCGCAGGAAGCTCCGCCACCTCCTCAACCGCGTCGATGTCGATTTCCACGTTGCCGTCCGCGTCCGGCTCCTCTCCGTTCACGCTCCTCGCGTAGTTCGGCAGGTCCGTGATGTCGGCGGTCTTGTGCGTGTGCTCCTTGTCCGCCTTCTTGGCTATCTCGTCGGAAAGGCGGTTGTCCGCGCTCTGCCTGTCGGATTTTTCACTGTTGAGGCTGTCCTGCCGCGCGAGCTCGGTTCTTCTCGCGTACACCCTGCCGCTTCCGTCGATGAACACCTTGTTCTTCCCTTCGACCGGCTCTCCGTCCTCCACGGCGGTGCCCTTCCGCTCGTCGTAGTCCTCCAGAGCCTTCTGCAGGTTCGCCACGGTGACGAGCTTCCGCTTCTTGAGCTCCTCCGCCTTTTTGCTTGCCGCGTCCAAGCCGGTGCCGAGCAACGCGTCCACAGCGTCGATTGTGCCGATTTCCTCGCCGGACACGTCCACGCCGTCAGCCTCGATTGAGATTTTCGTGATGTCGCCGTATTCGCCGTCCTCGATTCCGACGGAGACCTTCACGCCGTCCGCCTCCTTCGTAAGCCAATAATAGCCCTCGCTGTCGGTAATCGGCTCTATCCATGTATGCTCTTCCTCGTCGTGGACAATCTCGGTTCTCGTCCAGCCCACTTTCCAAGGGGAGTTTTCTTCTGTGCTGTATGTGTCGTAGTATTCTCCGCCGCCGTTCTTCTCGACGAACCAGTTCCTCAAAAATTCCTCGTATGTCATTCCCTTTTCCTCCTCACACTCTCACGAAAGACAAATCGATGTCGCTGTTCTCCGCGTCCTCCACCGGCCGCAGAAGCTCCACGAACTTTGCGTTCACGCCGTCGTAGACATAGCAGCCATCGCCCTCCACGACGTACACGAAATTCCTCTTGATGTCCTCTTCCGGCAGTTCCTCCACGAACAGAACGCCGCTCGTCTCTATCGGGTTGAAGCCGCACGCGTAGGCGGTCGCCACTCCGCGGAGCCCCTCCACGTTCGCCGGGTACTCCGTCCGCTCCACGAGCGAGCTTGTCAGCTCCACGCTCTTCCCCTCTCCGATGAATACCGGCTGGAACTTGAGAGCGTCGCCCTCGTTCCTGAAGAAGATTTCCGTCTTCGTGTCGTAGAAGTCCACGCGGTGGATTATCTCCCTCCTCTGGCTGAAGGCGACAAGCCCGGACGCGATGACCGTTATCGAACATTCGCCGTCCTCCATGACGAGCTGCACGATTCCGTCGTATCTCGGAATCGACAGGCAGAGAAGCTCCGTATTGTCGGGATTTCCGACAGGCTCGTGCCACGGTCCGCTTTCGGAGACGGAAAGAAGCTGGCAGGACAGCCGCCCGGCTTCCACGCTCTCCGCCTTCACGCCCTCCGCCTCGACAGTCTTTGTTTCGACTGAATCCGCCTTGACGTCCTTGATGTCGTACTCTTCCGCCGTGAGCTTCTTCGCTTCGACCGAATCCGCCTTCACGCTCGCGGCTTCCACGCCCTCCGCTTCCACGCTCGAAAGCTTCGCGCTCTCCGCCTCGATTTCCGTGATGTGCGCGTCGGCAATCTCCGCGGTCTCCGCTTCCACGCCAGTGGCCGTGAGGGTGTCGCGCACGACCGCGCTTCCGACGACTCCATGATCGGCGACGAGCTGCGCGGTCTCGGTCTTCTCGGAGAATCCGGCTTTCACTTCCTCCACAAGGGATTCAACGCTTTCGAGTATCGCGTTCGCCTTCGCCTCGATTTGGTCGCCGCTCCTTTTTTCCAGCGACTCCAAACTTGCCTTGAGCGTCTCGACTTCCTCGTTGAGGCGGTCCACGGACTGCTGAATCATGTCCACAGCCGCCTTGTCGCCCTTCGCTATCCTCACGCTCTGGTCTATCCTCAACATCACTTCACCTCCAAAATCCCGCTCTCTGGAACGGCGAATTCCACGCCGCTTTTCCTTCTCGGCGTGGTGTCGATTTCAATCACCATTCCGTCCTTGTGCGTCACTCTCACACGAAGTGCCGGGTTCTCGTTCACTTTCTGGACAAGCTCCTCAAGATAGGCGTAGTCCAGCCTCTTCTCTATGAGCCGACTCTTCCTCTCGTCGGCTTCCTTGCGTCTCATGGCTTCGCGCCACGCTTCCCTGAAATATTTCCACATGCTTGAACTTAGTTCACTTCGCGACCGAATACTGTTTGACGTTCCTGTTGTAGAAGCGTCCCTTGCTCGAAGCCTTGAGCCAGTCCCTCACCACGTCCTCGGGAACTTTGGGGAAGAGGTACTTCTTCGGGTTCCCCTTGAACTGCACCAGAAGGTCCCGGCTCTTCGGGTTGTAGTTGATGTTGTCTATCGCCGTCGATGAAATGCGCTCCTTGTGCAGCGTCTCCTTTCCGCCGAAGTCCACGCTGTCGGGAATCCGCTCCGGCGCCTTTCCGTTGTCCAGCGTCTTTCCCTCGCCGTCGTTCGTCACCGTCCTGTACGACTGGAGGTTGTTGAACTGCAAGCCCCTGCCGCTCTTCCTCGCCCTTGAGAAGAATCCGCCAAGGACTCCGCGGCTTCCCTTGTTCGCGTCCTCCTTCGCCCTCGTCACGGTGGATTCCTTGACCGTGTACGAGCCGCCCTCCGCGTCGTCCACGGCCTTCTTCGTGTGAAGCTCGATGTTCTTGAAGAAGTTCTCCCTCTGCCTCTTCTCCAAGTCCTCAACGCTCGAAGCCTTCCCCGAAAGCAGTGAAGCGTCGTATGCGTTCGTGTTCCTCTTCAGGAATCTGCTCTTTCCCATTCCTCGTTCCTCCTTTTCAACCTATCGTTCCAATGTTCTCAAAATCGCCCTCGTCCGCTCCCCGGATGTCCGGCTCCACAATCGTTCCGCCCGTGTCCAGGACAAAGTCGCTCGTCTTCGGCGGCCGCTCCTTGAAGCTGATGTCGTAGTCCATGTCGAAGAACACTTTCCTCGAAGCGTAGAGGAGGGCCATCATCGCGTCCGGGTGGATTCCCTCCTCCTCGTCGATTTCGGGGATTATCGCGCCGGTGTCGTAGTCCCTCCTGTAGAGAATCTGCTCCATTTCAGAATCCAGCTCTCCGCCCTTCGGAATCGTCATCCGCCCGGTGCGGAGCTCCTCGGAAAGCATTTCGATCGCGTATGCCTTGTCGTACTTGAAGCAGTTGAACGCCGGCAGCTTGTGCTTCATCGCCAAGTCCGCAGTTATGCTCTCCTCGTTCGTGTCGCAGTAGATTTTCAGGTGCTCGTCGGGATTGACCTTAGCCCGCTTGAGGATTGCCACCGCGTCGGCGTGCGCCTTCCTTATCGCTCCAATCACGTCCGACACGCCCGCCCTGTTGAACTTTCGCTCAGCCACGACGTAGGACCGCCGCCCGTCCTTGTCGTACGCGACCGTAATCACAGAGTTGTAGTCGGAGAATCCGTAGTCAACTCCGATTGCGATGTCGGTCAGCCGCACTTTCCCCGAAACGACATTCTCGGTCACGTACTCGTCGTGGGTGCGCCTGCCCTTGAAGACGAGCGCCTCGGTGTCGTAGCAGCCGATTACTCCGAAATATTCGCGCTGAATGAAAGGCGAGTCCTTCGTTATCCCCTTCTGCGCGCAGTAGTCGTCGAGGTACTCGGTCGGGTTCGGAATGTATGGATTGTCGAACATCGTCCAGTGGTATTTCTTCCAGCCGCTCTCGTTCCACGCTTTCTCGCCGTATGTCTTGGCCAGTCTCGGAGGCGTTCCGATGCAGAGAATCGAGGAGTCGCTTCGGTCGGTCAGAAGCGGAGAGATGACCTCGTTCACCGCGTATTCCATGTTCCTCTGGTGGAAGAATTCGTCTATCACGACGAGCGACACTTTCGCCTCTCCTCGGAGCTTCTCGATTTCCGAGTTGTTCGGGTTTCCGATTATCCTCAAAGAAGAGCCGTTCTCCCACTCGATAGTGCCGTCGCTCCTCGATGACGACTTCACCGCGATTTCCGCCTTGTCTCCGCGCTCCATAACGTTCTTCCAGATTTGGTTTATGGCGTTCGTGAAAGTGAGGTTGACGTAGATGATTCGGCTCCCTGGAATGAGCGAGGCGTACAGAATCGCGCCGCCCGCCAAATCCGTCTTTCCGGCTCGCCTTGAGCAGCATGCGATTATTCTCTTCTGGTGGTTCGTGTCGAGTATCACGTCCCTCTGTTCCTTGAAGAATCCCGAGAGCAGCCTGAAGCGCACGAAGTCGAGGTTCCGCGCGTCCTCCCTCTCGCTAGACGAGTCGAGGTCTGAAATCATCGTCTCCGACATGAGCCGCTCTGCGATGAAAAGCCCTGCGTGCGAGTTCGGCGACTTCCTCGCGGCTTTCAGGAAGTTTTCGAGGAATGTCTTGTAGTACGGTCCGTCGCTCCTGCCGTCGTTCTCCAGAAGAAGCTCCTTCACGGCGTCGTTCACCACGTTCTTCATGAGAATGTTCCGCCTCAGCGTCTCCGTGGCCTTTTTCCGCGATTCCGGGGACGACGCTTTTTTTCTCCCCCGTTCCAATTCCTCTTTCGTCAGCTCGTGTTTCATGTTGGAACTTAGTTCCGTTTCCTGACGCGCACCCAGAACGCCACCCAGAAAGGCGGAAAACGCACATCGTCTAAAACGGTATTTCCTGAGCCGTGGTTGCGTTCGACCCTCAAAACGGGTAATTTCATGTCCGAGGGCTTTTCAGGCTCTCTATGCCCCCTAGATTTTCGCTCTGAGGGGCATATTTTTTCCGCGCGTGAGCAATCGCACCCTCTCTCTCTTTTTTTTGAAACTCTCTCTCTTTTTTTTGAAATTCTCTCTCTCTTCGCGAAGCGTCTTTCTGGAACACAGATACAGATACAGATACAAATACAGATACATATACAGATACATATACACTGTCACGAGAATGTGATTTTTGCGTTTCCGTATCTCTCGAAACGTCTGTAACGTGTTTTTCGTGACTCTCGAAAATTCTGTAACGTGTTTTTCGTGACTCTCGAAACGTCTGTGACAGAGTTCTCGTATCTCTCGGGATTCCATTTTTCGATTCTCGTGAGATACGGGATTTTTTCTTCACATGAGTGGAGGTGTTTTTATATAAATTGTATGTACAACATTGTACATATAATTTATAATTACAAGCAGGTGGTAAGAAATGCCGAAAGGGGAACTTGTTGTTAGCGGAAAATTTGAATGGTGGTCTGAAAAAGATGAGGCGAACATACTCAAACATAAGGATGCGAACAATAATGGGATTTCCTTTAATGACATACTACCCGTTTTTGACGACCCATATTTCTTTGAGATTTATGACGCAAAACATTCAGACAATGAGCAGGATAGATACAACGGCTTGGGATATGTGGAAAAGGCGGGCTTGAGCGTGGTACAAGTTGTATACACGGAGCAGGGGCGCACGCATATCATTTCTGCACGTCCTGCAACATCGCAGGAAAGGAAAATGTATTATGACAGACTTAGAAAAATTTATAGCGAAATGTGAAGCAAACGCCGTTCCCGATGAACAGATAAATACGGCGGATATTCCCGAACTCACGGAAGAGGATTTTTCAAGGGGGCATTTCAAGTTCTGGAAACCGGCGAAAAAGCCTGTTTCCCTCCGAATCGACCTCGACAATCTCGCATGGTTGCAGAGCGTGGGAGTCAAAGGCTACCAGTCGAGGCTGAACAAGGTCATCCGCTGGGCGATGCAGAACAACTGCCCGCTCGCCACGCTGTAGTCAGAAAACCTTGGCGTAGAACACGTTGCGCCCTGGCGTGTCGTCCTTCCTGAAATCGGCGCCGGGGAACGCCTTCGGAAGAAATCGGTAGCGTCTGGTGTTCCCCTCGATTCTGACGTATTGGATTCCGTGCGAGACAAGATAGTGGCGGAAAGCCTTCATGGCGGAAAGAAGCGTCATCGAAGGCGGCGCGACCTGCTTCATGACGATGTTGCCGGTGGACTGCACGACAAAAGCGTAGCCGCCAGCGAGGAAAAAGCCCTCGTCGCCCTGGAAGTCTATTTCAGTCTCTCCGTCGCTTCTGCCGTTCCATGTTTTGATGAACTCTTCCCTCGTCATGCTTCCTCCCTCTCGTAGTAGATTTTTATCCTGACGAGCTGCTTTATTATGCGCTCCACGGTCTCGTAGACGATCTTCCGAAACTCCTCCGTCCTGTATTCCTCCTTCTGTCCGAGCTTCTGCAATATGTTCCAGACGATGACCTGCTTGTTCGACACATAGAATTCGTCGTCCCTGATGTGGTTGAAGACAATCCACCTGTTCACCTCGTCCAGCACAAGCTCGGAGGCATAGCGCGCCTTGTACTCGTCGAAGCCGTCTTTCGCCGGCATGGCGGACACGAACATCTGTATCGCGTTCTGCGCGTAGTCGAACTGCTGCCGTATCAAGTCCCTCGTGGAAGCTCCGCTCAAGCCCGCCTTTATCTTCTTCGTGCCTACCACGACAAGCCCGGACTTGAGGCATAGAATGAAGCTCAACACCACGAACACCACGACCGCCGCCAGAATGAGAAGGTTCGCCGTGTTCCCGTTCATCACGTTCGCCGAAATAGATTCCTGCATTTCCTTTTCCTCCAAAAACAAAAAAAGCGAACGGAAGATTTTTCCGTCCGCTTCTGTGTCAAAGCCGATTTGCGCTCATCACGCCGCGAAAGTCACGACACCGTTGACCGACGGATTCGTGAGCACGAACGAGCCGTAGAGCTGCATTGTGGCGAGCGCGGCAGGTCCGTTCGACGTGTCGGTTCCAGGCGACATCGTGAGCATGTCGTCGATGAGGAGCTGGTAGGCTCTCTCGCTCGGGTCGTCGCCGTCGTTCACCTCGGCTTTTCCCGGCTCGTTTCCGGCGACCTGTCCGTCGTTTATCACCTTGTCGTTGTTCGTGTAGCCCCAAAGCTCCACGGTGTCCGAGCTCAAGATGTAGGCGGTGCCCTTCGGAACGAAAGGCGAGTCGATTACGTTGTCGAGCCAGTTTGTCGACACGGAGAAGCCGAAGCCCTGATAGCCGATTTCAGCCTTCTGCTTCGAGCTTCCGCCGTTCGTCTTCTGGAACGTGGTCTTCGCCTCGATTTCACGGGCGAGGGCGAGGTAGTCCTCGTCGTTCATGACGATTTTGTCGCAGAGACTGCCCATGCGGCGGAGGTGAAGGATTCCCTCCTCGATGACCTCGTACTTCTTCTTGTCGGCGCTTCCCTTCACGTATACGCCTGCGAGCCTGTCGCGGGCAACGGAGCGGTTAACGCCGAAGAAGGAATCAGTTGCCGCCAAATCCTCGGTCGGGAGCCAGCCCGCAAGTCCGATTGGAAGGAGTGGGTTCCCGTCCGAGTCGGTGCATCCGGAAAGACAGATGACGGAGCCTGCCGGAACCGTCGCCGAATCCTCGGATGAGACTGTGATTTTTCCGCTTCCAATCTTCACGACCTTTCCCTCGGCGAGGACGGCGGTCGAGGACTTCGTTGCCTTGAACTCGATTGTCGAGCCGATGTCCAACGGCGCGATTGCGTAGTTCGGCAGAGTGATTTCGACAGTGCCGCCTCCAACAAGCGCGATGTCGGAATCCGTCGTGTAGATTTCGCCGTGTCCAGTGCCGTAGAGGGCAAGGGCGAGAGTGTTCCTGAACGAAACACCCGCGGCGAACATCTTCGCGCCAGCGATTTTTACGTAGGCGCCGCCCTGCGTCTTCGAGGCGAGGACCTCCTTGGGCGTGAAAGTGCATGACGAGAAGAGCTGGCCGGGTGTGACCTGGAACTCTTTAGCCTGCGCTGTCTCGGCGGCGTTTCTCTTGGACACGAGGAAGTTCGCGCTTGTCGCTCCTCCTGTGCTGTAGAGGGCGGCGAAGTTCTGCTGCTTTCCCTCGACGCGCTCGAATTTGATTGTCTTCAGGAACGGGTCGGCCCTCAAAAGGGTGTTCGCAAGTCCGTTCTTCTTGTAGTAGGTCTTCAACATCGCGTTGAGGCCAGCTGCGTTTGTGATTGCCATCGCTAAAAAATCTCCTTTTTATTGACTTAGTTGTTCAAATATTCGTCGAGCTGCTTCTGAAGCTCAGGATCGACTTCCTCTTCCTCTTCTCCGTCTGGATTTTCCTCCTCCCCGGACCCCTCGGAATTTTCCGCCGCTTTCGTCTGGGATTCCTCCACGACTTCCGTGTCGGGCTTTCCGTCGCCGTCGCTGTCCGCCTCGACTTTCACGTCTCCGTTTCCGTCGGACGAAATGTTCACGGCGGCTTCCGGGTCAAGTCCCATTTCCGCGCGGAGATTGTTCACAAACTCAAGAGTCTGCTTCTCCATGTCAGAGACTGCGCCGTCGATGTCGTAGTCCTCCGAGCCTTCGGAATTGTCCTGAATCTGCTGCCAGGCTTCGCGCGTGTTGTCGTAGTCGTCGCCGAAAGACTTCTTGAGTATGCTGTCGTACTTTCCGAGCCTCTCGCCGTACTTCCCCTTGAAATCCTCGTACCTCTCATTCTGGTACTGCTCGATGGCGGGCTTCATAATCTGGTTGACCACGACATCGTTGAGCGCGTCGATTTTCTCGTTCAGCGCGTTCATCATGTCGAGCACATACTTCTTGAAGTCCTCCATGCTCTCCGTGTTCTCAATCTTCTCGTCCATCTTTTCTCCCAAAGAATCGTTTTACTCTACTTAGTTGGACTTTTCCGAAAGCGGAATTCACGCTCCCCCAAGCTCCCCGCCGTTCGCCGCGTCCGTCTCCATCGGATTCGCCACGGCCTCGTCCTTCATGTTCAGGCTCTCCTCCGTGCCGTTCCCGAACTCCGAATTGTTGGCGGCCGAATACGCGTTGTTCTCCGCCACGTTCATCCCGCTCGCCATCTCCTGCATGGCTCCGAGCCGCTCCTCCTCGTCCTTGCACATCGAATAGTATTTGATGAGCTTCTCGATGTCCTTCTCGTTCCTCTTCGACGACCCCTGCGCCGCCCTCAAGGAAAGAGCCATGTTGATGATTTGCTCCTCCAGCATCGGAATCGAGACGTACATCGGAATCTCGAAGCGGTCCTCGTAGATGCAGGCGTCGATGAGAGTCTGAACCGCGTTGAAAGCGTTGTTCGCCACGGAATATCCGCGGTTGATGTCGGGGAGTTCGAGAAGCGAGGCGATTTGGGTGGCAGGAATGATTCCAGCCTGCGCGAGCGTCTGAAGCTGCTTGAGTTTCTCGCTCGGGTCCTTCGAGAGGGAATCCGCGCAAGAGAATTGAATCTTCATCTTGTCGAACTCCTCTGAAACGTCGCCCCAAGTGAGCCGAAGAGCGTATCTCGACGGCTTTATGATTGACTTGTCCGCCTGGAACACCCTGAGCATGACTTTCGCCACGTCCACGAACATCTGGATGTACTGGTCGAGGAGAACCTGGAAACGGTCGCTCTCGATGTCCGCCTGCGTCGCCAGAGCCACGCCCGAATCAAGCCCTGCCGGCTTCTTTCCCTGCGCCGAAAGCTGCGATACTCCCACCATGTT